TACGGCAAGTCTTTCCATGAGGCGGCGGAATTATACATTAAGGAAGATAAGCCCATACCCCCACAATTTAGTTTTGTTAAGAACGCTTTGGATAATCTAAAGCAGTTGGAAGGCGAGAAGTTGTGCGAGTATGAAATGGGTTTAACAGCTAATTTAGAGCCTTGTGGGTTCAAAGACCCTAATGTATGGTGGAGAGGGGTGGCTGATCTTGTTATCCTCAATGGCAAGGAAGCACGTTGCCTAGACTACAAGACGGGAAAGTCAGCTAAGTATGCGGATACTGACCAGCTAGAACTAATGGCTTTAGCCATGTTTAAGCACTTTCCTGAAGTAGAAAGGGTCAAAGGAGCCTTGTTTTTCGTGGTCAGCAAGAACTTCATAAAGGACTCGTATGATGGGGAGAATCAGGATAAAATGTGGGCTAAGTGGTTGGCAGAATTCAACAGGCTTAAGTTCGCTTACGAGAATGACGTTTGGAATCCTCGCCCAAGTGGGCTATGCAAGAAATACTGCCCCGTTTTAGAGTGTCCTCACAACGGAAGAAATTAAAATGCCTTATGTAAATAAACCTAGACCTTACAAAAAAGAATATGACCAGCAACAAGCTAGGGGTGAACTTGAACGACGTATGGAACGTCAACGCTTAAGACGTGCATATGATAAGAAGCATGCTGACAGCCCACTAGACAAAGATAAGACTGCCGAAAGTAGAGAAGGTAAAGACCTAGCCCATAGAAAAGCTTTAGATAAAGGTGGGTCTAACAAAGACGGTTACAGCGTACAAAGTGTTTCAAAGAACCGATCCTTTAAACGTGATGGCAAGAGCAATCTTGTATCAGAAGTAAGTAAGAAAGAAAGAAAAAAGTCTAAATAAGACTTATAGTTGTAGTAGAATTAAACGATGTTAGGCAATGCGGGAGACCGCTTTTGCCTGATACTGCTTTGCACAGGAGAATAATTTGAACACAGACGAACGAGTTGCATACGTTGTTAAAGAGCTAGAAACAGCTAAAAACTACGTAATAATAAAATTTGAGTGCTATGACACTCTTTTCCAACGAGCAATTAACTTAATAAAACATCTCCATAAAGAACTAGAAAAAAATGGAAATAATAGATAATAAAGTTTTGTTGCTAAACCTACGTAACCCAAACAAAGTTACGACAGTAATACCAAAGAGCCGAGCCGTTGGTGAGAATCAGGTTGCCGTTAATTGGGGCTTAGATGAAGTACAAGTTTTAAAGAACTTAAACATAAAAAACATCCCATCACCAATCATGGGACATTACAACTGGCCTGGATTACATAAGCCGTTTGACCATCAAAAAACTACTGCATCATTTCTAACCATACATCGCCGTGCGTTTTGTCTTAATGAACAAGGCACAGGTAAGACAGGATCAGTTATTTGGGCAGCAGATTACCTAATGAAGCTAGGGCGAATTAAACGTGTGCTTGTTATCTGCCCTCTTTCTATTATGGATTCGGCATGGAGAGCAGACCTATTTAAGTTTGCCATGCACCGCCACGTAGATATAGCCTATGGTAACAAGTTTAAACGCTCAAGAATTATTAGGTCGGAAGCAGAGTTTGTCATCATTAACTATGATGGTGTAGAGATTGTGCAGGAAGAAATAGCAAATGGTGGGTTTGATCTAATTGTTATTGACGAAGCTAACGCATATAAGAATCCTACCACTACTCGCTGGAAGACATTAAACAAGATTCTTAAGCCTGACACATGGCTATGGATGCTAACAGGGACACCAGCCGCACAGTCCCCAGTAGACGCTTACGGGTTGGCAAAGCTAGTAAACCCTCAAGGAGTACCAAGGTTTTATTCAGCGTTTAAAGATATGGTGATGTATAAGGTATCGCAGTTTCGTTGGATAAACAAGCCTGATGCAGATAAGACGGTACACCAAGCACTCCAGCCAGCCATACGCTTTACTAAAGAAGAATGTTTGGACTTACCTGATATGACATACGTATCCCGTGAAGTCGAATTAACCCCAATGCAGAAGAAGTACTACGAGTTGTTACGTAAACAGTTGGTAGTATCGGCAGTTGGGGAGCAGATTACGGCGGTAAACGCTGCAGTTGGATTAAACAAACTCCTACAAATATCTTGTGGTGCTGTTTATTCTGATAGCGGGGAGACATTAGAGTTTGATATTAAGAACCGATATAAAGTATTACGTGAAGTAGTTGATGAAACAAAACAAAAAGTTTTAATCTTTGTGCCGTTCAAACATACCATCGGTATCTTGTCGGATAAACTAAAGTGTGACGGATTTACAACAGAAATTATCAATGGCGATGTAAGTGTTAACAACCGCACAGATATATTTAAGCGCTTTCAAGAGTCCCCTGACCCACGTATTTTAGTAATACAACCACAGGCGGCGGCACATGGTGTAACGCTTACAGCGGCTGATACAGTGGTGTGGTGGGGTCCAACATCATCATTAGAAACATATGCGCAAGCTAATGCTCGTGTGCATCGTGCAGGACAAAGACACCCAGTTACAATTGTAAGGTTGCAAGGAAGCAACGTTGAAAAGCACTTATACAAAATGCTTGATAGTAAAATTGAAGATCATGTAAAATTAGTTGAGCTTTACAAGAATTTACTTGATTAAGTTAGTTTAGAGTAGTATAGTATTAACACTGATAGTGAGAAAACAAAAGTGCCGCTATCATTACAAACAGGAGAATATGATGTCAGACAACGAAGTTGTAGGGGACAGTGTCCCTTTAGAAAAGCTAACCCGTATATACGTTAAGATGCGGGATAAAAAAGCCGAGCTTGCACATGAGCTTGAGCAGAAGATCGGTAAGTTAGAAACCGACATGAGTACTATAAAATCAGCAATCATTCATCAAATGGAAGACCTTGGTGTTGAGAGCATACGAACCGAAGCTGGTGTTGTATACCGTACCGTAAGAACTAAGTACGCAACATCCGATTGGGAATCCATGAACAAGTTTATTCTTGAGCATGGTGTGCCTGAACTACTGGTGAAGTCTATTAACCAATCCAATATGAAGGCATTTTTAGAAGAGAACCCTGATCTATTACCCCCAGGACTCAACGCAAACATGGAATATTCAGTAACAGTAAGGAGAAGCAAATAATGGAAGAATCATACGTTGCAATAGAAGATGTGGCAAAACACTTTGCTGTATCAGTATCAACTGTACGTGCATGGCTCCGACAAAATCTTATTCCTTCATTAAAGGTTGGCGGTGTATATCGTTTCAAGCTAGGTGAAGTGGATGAGGCTTTAAGGAAACTAAGCGGCGGCACATTAGTACAAGAAGAAAAGGATGGTAGTTTGACAGTTACTGCCGATTCCAATGCAGCACAACTGTCATTTAATTTCAACCCCGACGATGACATTTAGGAGAATTAAGTGAAAAAAATCGTTTTAGCCATTTGGCTTTGTATGGTAGCAACACTAGCTTACGCTAACTGTACTACTTCAACTGTTACCTATAATGGTAAATTTACAACATGTACTACATGCTGTTATAACGGTAACTGCAACACAACTTGTTTCTAATTAAGGAGAATAATAATGAGCGAAATGACTCTATTTAAAGGTGGTTTACCTGCATACCTAAAAGGTACTGATGATGCAACTAATGCCCTAGCTGGTACAAGCGACGGTGGTGGTTTAGGTGCACGTCGTATATCAATTAAAGGCGGTGTATTCCGTGAATTTATTGGTGGTAAAGAATACCGAGTATCTGAAGAACGTTCTATGAACGTGGTAATTGTAAAAGCTGCTTCAAAAGTTTCCCGTATTTACTACTCAGGTAGTTATGTAGAAGGCGAAACTGTGTCCCCAACTTGCTGGTCTTCCGACAGCCAACGCCCTGATGAAAAGGTTAAGACTCCGCAGTCAGCCACCTGCTTAACTTGCCCAAAAAACATCAAAGGTTCAGGTCAAGGAGAGAGCCGTGCTTGCCGCTACCAACAACGTCTAGCCGTCGTACTGGACAGCGAGGTAGATAAAGAAGAAGTTTATCAATTAGTACTGCCACCTACATCCGTGTTTGGTGATGGTGAAAAAGGTAAGCTCCCTCTACAAGCATATGCTCGTCATTTGAAGAATCACGGTACACCCATTACTGGTGTTGTTACTGAGATGCGATTTGACACAGCAAGCCCTACTCCTAAGTTAGTGTTTAAACCGTTGCGCCCTGTCACAGAAGAAGAGTATGCAGTTATTCAAAAACTCAAAGACTCTCCTGAAGCATTATCTGCAATAGCATTAACGGTTGCACAAACTGATGGTGTTAAGGATAAGCCAAGTTTGAAGGCAGCACTACTTGCACCAGTAGAAGTAGAGGCTGTTGAAGAGCCTAAAAAAGCAGCACCCAAGAAAACCGCAGTTGGCAACGAACCTAAGTTAGAAGACTTAGTCGGTGAATGGGATGATGCTTAAATAACTGTTTTACGGGGGGAAAGCGCAAGTCGGCTCGGCGACTTTAAATAGCCCGTATGTAGTGTGGTTTAAGAGGTTTTGCACACTACTACTTCACATGAGGCGCAAGTACCCCCACCCTAAAAGGTGGCTATGAACAATTTAGAATTTTTACAGAAAGTCCTTGGCGACGAAGGATACTACTGCATTGTGGGGCTTAAGAATGATACAAGTAAGCCTCCCATACAAAAGTTTTTCCAAAAGCTGGAAGACGCAGTAAAAGTTGCAAATAACTTAAAAGACGAAGGATATGAAGCGTACTATGCTCTAGCTACGTTTGAAGATGGAAAGTCAAGGAAGACCGCTAATGTTAAGCAGTTACGTTCTTTATTTATTGATTTAGATTGTGGTCAGGGTAAACCCTACGAAACACAACAAGAAGCACTTGTAGCATTAAAGAAATTCTGTTCAGAAACAAGTATGCCAAAACCAACGCTTGTCAATTCAGGCGGGGGTATACATGCCTACTGGATACTAACCGAAGCTGTTTCACGTAAAACATGGTTACCTATGGCAGAGAAATTAAAGAAGCTCTGTGACCAACATGACCTTGAAGCCGATCCCGTTGTAACGGCAGACTCAGT